GTGTGTGAGTACCTCACCATGGACGACCCCATCTTCGCCGGCCCCGGCGCTACTGTTGAACAAATCGGCACCGCCGCGTTGATCATGCACCACCGTGGCTGGGAAATCGAAGAGTTTGATTACGAACGATTTGACTCCTGCCGACGACCGCACACATTCGAGCCCATTTACCAGCTCATCCGGCGTGTCGGCCTCGACCGTCCCACACCCTTCGGTGTCGACCTCGTGCAATTTATGCGAACGGGTCAGCAAATCCGCACCCGCACCCGCCACGACGTCATTGCGTCAATCCCGGAGGCGTTCACCACCGGTGATGACTCCACCTCCCTCTCCAACTTTCTGGCCAATGTGTCGATGTTGCTGTTTATGATGCGTAAAAGCAACCCCTCCCTCAGCTTTGAAGAGCTCACACAACGGTTGCAGATATGGGGTACGGGCGACGACGGCCTCATCTTTCATGATGGGCTCCGCGTCGACCCACAATGGATCCTCGACCTCGGCTTCCGTCTGTCATACGCCAAGCCACGCGACATTTTCCACGCCACATACTGTTCTCAACGGTTCTACCCTGCGACTGTCAACGGCCGGAAAACTATCGTGCCTGCCCCCAAAATCCTCCGCACCATGTACCGCAGCGGCTACTTCTGCGACCCTCCCGTCACCGCCGGCCATCCCGACTACCCTGAGTTTATGGTCGGCGCCGGAATTGGTTTGTCGCAACTCGTGTCGCATGTGCCCGTCTCGCGCGCCATTGCCTCCGCTTGGGTCAACCATCATGCCCCCGCCACGGTTGATCGGCACACTTTGAGCGACCACCGCCGCGTGTACACGCCTTTCCGCGGCTTCGTCAATGCCACCGCCAATGAGGACACTTACGCCATGGTCTTCGACGTTTACGGCTGGACCCGTGAGTACATCAGCTACCTTGAGGCCGCATATTCCGTGCCACCCCCCGCCCTCATCAACACCGCCATTAACGGTCAAGCGGTGGACGGTTACGAGTTCAACTCTATCATTGGTGAGCTGGTTGCGTCCGTCTCGACCTTCCAGTCCACCTTTTACCGGGTTGTAGGCGCACCGTACGTGGAGGAAATTGTCAAGTATTACCTCACCCTTGCCTTCGGGCCCGTGGGCGTCACCTTCTTCGCCGTGTATGAAGCTGGCGTTAAGCTCGCTCGCGGAGCCGTGGCGTGGCGCATTGTTCCTGCCTTTGCCATACACCACCTCCTTCTCTATGGCTGCTCGGGCGGTGACTTCGCCCACCATGTGGGGGCCGACAACTCCATTCTAACCTGTCGCATCGTCCTCCACACCTTGTACAACCTTGCGGCACACATCTTCGGCATCACAGCGATTTTTGCTGTGCTCTTCATCCCCCGGCTCGCCCTTAACCGCCCACCCGTTCATTGGTGGCGTTTGTTGGTCACTTTGTTCGTTGTCAGCGCCGCCGCCGGCTCAGTTCTGGGTTGGCAAGCAATGGTCGCCACCGGTCGGGGCGGCGTTTCAGAATTACAACGCAACCAGCTCGCTGCTTGCATTAACTCTGAAAATTACAACGCACCAACATTCGCCATGCCTCGCCGTGGTAACCGTTCTGCACGCAATGCTTTGTCCAAAGGCCCCAACCCAGCCGACCTCATCGGCAAGGCACTCGCCTTCGGGGCTAGCCAAGCCGCCACCCGCGGTCGCGGTCGTGTCGGCGCCGCCGTCGCCAACATCGCCCAGGCCGCTGCCGGTCGTGGGCGCCGTGGCAAAGCCAACGGCGGAGGTGATGGTCCACCCGAATCCGGAACCATCCCTGTCGGCCCACCAGCCGGCAGTGGTGGTGGGCGCGCCGGCAACCCCAACGCCGTGTACCGTGGCAACACCATCAAACCACCCGCAGGCATGAAGTGGGTGCCGGGTCATTCGTATGACGACGCCGTCCGCGCTGGTCTCGCCGGCAAACCGTTACCCACCCTCCAAGTGCAGGACCAAAAGGGGCGGGTCGCACAGTGGCAGGGAACGTCGTTTTACAACGCTGGCACCGGTCCACGACCACAACCCGGCTCCACAACCACCGATTACCACCCGCTCACTGGGCACCACACTGCCGTCACTGGTCAAAACACCACCTTCGGCAACTTACCCTCCATTAGCGGTAGTGGATCGTTTGTCGCTGTGCCATCCTCCTCGTACGGGTTCACCACTACCCCAAAACCGAACGTCAACCCGAACCCCCCGGCACCCGCGCCCCCTGCACCCAACCCCGGACCGAACCCCGCACCAGCCCCAAATCCAGCGGCTGCTCGTGGACCTGTGGCCACCCAATACGCCACCAATTTCACTAAGGGTCCCATGTCCATTTCGGCGATGACCAAAACACGTCACCCGCTCACGGGCAAAATGGGTTACGGCATCCGGTTCACCAATGAGGAGATGGTCACCAGCATTTCGGGAACCACCTCACTTACCGTGTTGTCGCGCAATGTGAACCCCTCCGATCCTTCCACCTGTCCGATGGCTGCGCCGATTTCATCCAATTTCGACCTTGCCGCCGTTGAGTCGTGGGGATTCATGTTCAAAACTGAGGAAGCAAGTGCCATTAAGGGCAAATTCAATGCTGCGTACGATTACAACGTCACTGATGCTGCACCGACTTCACGTCAGCAGCTGTCTGACTTGCATCGCGCGCAGAGTGCGCAGGTTTTCCGTGACGCCGCCGTTTGGTTTGAGAAGAAAATGGCCTACAACAATGTCATTTTCCTCCAGAACAGCGGTCAGGCGAATTCCAACGACCCGCGCCTCAATTCGCCCGCTGTCGGCTACCTCGCCACATCTGATTGCACGAACACCACCACCGGCAACCCCGAGACAAGCACCATTGGTGACATTTGGGTGAAATACACCATCCTCCTTTGGGCCGAGAACTTGGAGTCCTTCAACTCCACTTACGGTATGGGCATCTGGCAGGGCGTCAATGTCAGCTCCGCCTCCATGGGTAATATGTCGCCCGCCACTGGCAGCAGCAGTCAGTTCACACTCACCAACAATCTGCTTGTTGCCACCATCAATTTGCCCAACTCCACCAACATCAACGGGCAGTACGTCACGCCACC